ACTACTCCAGCAAGCGGTGGACAACGTGCTGAAGACATTTTAGCAATGATTCGCAATCGTCAAAAGACAGCTTAGTAGTTAATGTATAATGGGGGCGCAATGCCCCCAATTCGATTAAAGGATAATTTTGACTAAATTTCAATTAGTGTTTGCTTCGTCGGGTGATAGTATACCGTTCGAAGTTACTGCGAATCAAAATCTGTTTGATTATTTTGTAACGAAAATCAATACCGATAACGAAAATCAATTTTTAAATAATCACAAACTATCTAGTGTAGTAGAACAGCGGGTAGGTGCGCTACATACTAACATTAGTAAAGTTAATGAACTATTGCCATTATTAAATGTAACTCCGGTTGAAATTAATTTAGTGCCAGCTGCATATCTAGATCAGGACTATCTGAATAGGGTACATGCTGATTGGGTAATTTCTCAAAATATTGAATTAGATATTGATAAATTACGATTTTCGGATAATATAGAAACAGCTAAAATTGGCAATCGATTACATCATATGTATCCCGATGAAATTCGAATAGTAAAAATTGCAGAAGTACTAACAAAATTGGACTTTATTGAGACATACGAAGCTATTAATTTAGCAGTACATTCTTTAGAAAATACATTCAATTATGACTATCTATCATTTGACTCGCCGGCTAAGTGGGCTATATTTGACAATCCGTTTAAAGATAGTATAATAACTAATAACGGTGTTACTAATTTTAATTTTGGATATACCTATTTAGGTAGAAAATATTACGATAAGTTTGTAAATTTTGATAATGAATTAATATATACAGATCATTATAACTTTGAAAAGTTGGAATTTTCATTTAATATAAATTTAGCCAAGCCGCAGACTATTCCATTTAGCAATGAATTTTTGGAATGGTGTAAGAAGCATAATATACCTCCAATAGGCAATGAAATACCGATTGGCAATATCTTAGATTTAAACAAAAATTTATCGTTGTATAGAGAAATATTGTATAGAAATTCTAAAGAAAATAACAAAGCATCCATTGTATTACAATAAACAAGGAAAACATCATGGCAAAACCATTTGACGTAAGTAAATTTAGAAAGACCTTAACTAAGTCTATCGACGGGTTAGGATTTGGGTTCAATGACCCAACGGATTGGATTAGTACAGGCAACTATGCACTTAACTATCTAATCAGTAGTGATTTCAACAAAGGTATCCCACTGGGTAAAGTAACAGTATTCGCTGGTGAATCTGGCGCAGGTAAATCATACATCTGTTCGGGCAACGTTATCAAAAATGCACAAGATCAAGGTATCTATGTAGTACTTGTGGATAGTGAAAATGCATTAGATGAAAACTGGCTTAAAGCACTTGGTGTGGACACAGATGAAGGTAAATTGCTTAAACTAAGCATGTGTATGATTGATGACGTTGCTAAAACAATTAGTGAATTCATGAAAGAATACAAAACTCTCCCAGAAGATGGCAGACCAAAAGTGTTATTTGTAGTTGACTCGCTCGGTATGTTATTAACTCCAACAGACGTAAACCAGTTTGAAGCAGGTGAAATGAAAGGTGATATGGGTCGTAAACCTAAAGCACTTACATCACTTGTACGTAACTGCGTAAACATGTTTGGTAGTTACAACGTAGGGTTAATTTGTACAAACCATACATACGCTTCACAAGATATGTTTGACCCAGATGATAAAATCAGTGGCGGTCAAGGCTTTATCTACGCTTCGAGTATTGTTGTAGCTATGCGTAAACTTAAACTTAAAACAGACGCCGATGGTAATAAGACTACAACAGTTAATGGTATACGTGCGGCTTGTAAGATTATGAAAACACGTTATGCTAAACCATTTGAGTCAGTGCAAGTCGAAATTCCATATGATACTGGTATGAGCCCGTACAGTGGATTAACTGACTTAGCTGAAAAAGCTGGTATGTTGGTTAAAGATGGCAACAGACTTAAATTCACTACAAGTGCCGGTGAAGAAATCAAACAATTCCGTAAAGCCTGGGAACATAACGAAGATGGTTGTTTAGACAAAGTTATGAATGATTTCGGCAAGGTTGCAGTTACGCTAAGTACTGATACAACAACTGATGAAGAGGAAGAAGCATAAATGAGCATTGATGTAGAAATCTTAAGTGAAATGTGGCTTACAGTTAAAGAGTATGTATCACAAAAAGACAGACAAGCAGTAGCAGATCATGTTATTAATGTTGTAGCAGACCACAGCATTACAGAAGCAGATCTGAAGAAGTTTGGCGGTACTGATGCGTATCTGCGACGAGCAGTTGAAGAATACTTAGGCGAAGAAGCTGAACCCGAAAACGACTACGACGACGAGTAAATATGTGGTATAACAAAGTAGTACAAAATATTGGCAACTTACCTGACTTCATTGATTACTATAACACTGAATTAGATCAAGCAAAACGTGAAGTTAAGGTATACGGCAATATTGAAAAAGGGTTAGCATCATTGCCAGGAGTTACAGAGCAACGCTTTAATCAGTTACAAGAGATTGAAGCGGTGCTTAACTTTCTCAACATCAAACTTCGCAAAATCCGCCAAGACCATTACAAAAAGTATCTCGAAAGCTACGCACGTGCGTTAACTTCTCGCGATGCTGAAAAGTATGTCGATGGTGAAAGCGAAGTAATTGATATGGAAACTATTATCAACGAAGTCGCACTATTGCGCAACAAGTGGCTCGGCATCATGAAAGGGCTAGAAGCAAAATCATACATGATCGGACATATTGTTAGACTGCGTACAGCAGGAATGGAAGATGCAACAGTCAATTAATCCAGTAGACGAATTATTAGAGCAATGGGAAGAAATGAAATATTGTTCCTCTCATATTACTCCAACTGACGACATCGACATATTAGATTATATGCGTCGCAAAGGGCAACTTATGGCATATTCACAAGAATTGCGCTATGCAAGGTTGCAGAATAATACAGAAGTTGAAGCAGAGTATACAACAAAATTTATAGAAGCATACACTAACTTCAGCAGAGACTTTATTTTTAGGATTTTAAAAAATGGCTAGACATGCACTTAGGGTATTAAATCAACTCAGAGAATACGATAGCTTTCTCGATAGTTTACACACAATTGTAGACATGGGCTGTGGCACCGGCGAAGATATTACATGGTGGGCAACATTAGAAACACGAGATGATCCACCAGTTCCGCACAATTATAATTGTTTTGCTGTTGATCGTGACCCGGCTAAGTTAGCTCAAGTTCCGGATCTCATTAACATACAAAAAACTGAAAAGGATTTTAATACACGTTGCATACCTGTACAAGCTGATTTAATGTGGGCACACGATAGTTTGCAATATAGCACTAACCCAATCGAAACATTAAAAGTATGGAATGAGCAAATGAATGTCGATGCTATGCTAGTATTAAGCATACCACAACATTCCGGAGTTGCCGATAATAGATATTATAGTCGGACACATAGCGGATGTTTTCATAACTTTACTCCGACTAGTTTAATTTATATGCTTGCAGTAAATGGCTTTGATTGTAAAGATGCATATATGCTTAAAGAATTTAATGATCCATGGATTCATATTGCTGTATACAAATCAGATGTTGCACCAAAGGATGCAGATACAACGTCGTGGCTTGATTTAATTGATAGTGGATTATTGAATCAGACTGTGATCAATTCAATTACTTCATATGGTTATTTGCGCCAAGAGGATATTTTATATCCATGGTTGGATAAAGAAAACTATTTTGTTGACTACGTAAGCCAACAGACAGTAATTCCTGCAGAAGCTGTGCATAATGATGCCGGTGTAGTTAATACTAAAAAACAAGCCAAAAAAACTACGGTAAAGCAAGCGAAACCAACAAGTGTAGAAACTACAATAGCAAAACCGGTTGGCGTAATGCGTCCACCTAAGAAAAATTATGATTAATAGAGTTGTGCTAGTGTCAGGGGGATTTGATCCTTTACACAGCGGACACATTGCTTACTTTAAAGCCGCTAAAGCACTTGGACATATACTTGTTGTTGGAGTAAACAGTGATGCATGGATAGCTCGCAAGAAGGGCAGGGCATTTATGCCAAGTACTGAACGTATTGCTATTATTGAAAACTTAAAGATGGTTGACCATTGTATATTGTTTGATGATAATGATAACACAGCAATTGAAGCAATCAATAACGTTAAACTAATGTACCCAAACAGTGAGATAGTATTTGCTAACGGCGGCGATAGAACAGAGCATAACATTCCCGAAATGAAATGCGCAGATGTTGCGTTTGCATTTGGAGTCGGCGGCAAGAATAAGCTCAATAGTAGCAGTTGGATATTAGATGAGTGGAAAGCGCCTAAAACTGAACGAGAATGGGGCTATTATCGTGTATTACATGACGTTCCGGGCCTAAAAGTGAAAGAATTAACCATCAATCCGGGCAAGCGCCTAAGTATGCAGAAACATTACAATAGAGCTGAGTTATGGTTTATTGCAGATGGCGAAGCAACTGTTAGTGAATATAGCATTGTTTATCCAACTGCTCTACAAAATCCACATCTACCTAAACATTCAACTCATCGCATACCAGAAGAACAATGGCATCAACTTGCTAACCCATACGACAGACCCGTTCGCATAATTGAAATACAATACGGCGATATCTGTGTTGAAGATGATATAGAACGTAAAGAATAAATACATTATGCGCAAATTTATAGACCTCATTACACCCTTATTTGAAACTGCTCTGCCAAACACAGACGAGTTAGAAGCAATGAAATCAGTTATCGCTGGCAAGATTAAAGATCTGCCAGACGATAGCGTAACTGCACGAGCATTACGTGAAATTGAAGAATTACTAACTCATGTTAATGCAGGTGGACGAGTTGGTATGATTAATGGCGAGCTTGCTCGTATCAACGACCCAACTGTTACTGCGGCACAAAAAATGCTGGCACGATACATAGTAAGTATGGATGTAACACCAGCCCAACGTGATGAACTATTTTCACTGTGGCGCGAAGACAAACTTGTTAACCGTGATAAACTATTAAGTAAAGGTTCAAACAACTTTTCCGATATTATTGCAAGTTATTCTACTAACCCTGCTATCAGTGAACTAGTTAATGATGTTATGCGTATACAAGCATTAGGCCAAGGCAAGGGCGAGTTTGGATTAAGTGTATTAAGTAAAAATATTAACAAGCCAGATAAAGGCGATTTATTAATTAATGGCCGCAAGATTGAAGCAAAAACTACAGATGGCGGTGCAGGTCGTTTCACTGACCAAGAAGTACGTCCAGCAGAAGGTTTTGAACGTGCGGCTCGTGATTTAAATGCTTATGTTGCTAATAACCCTGAGATTAAAACAATACTACCAAAGAGTGGGTTAAGTATTGCGGCAGCCTGCGATATAGCGCAACAATTAAGTGACAATACAGACTTTGTTGCTATGTGTAAACAAGTTATTGCTATGATATTTGGCGGGACGACATCAGATAAATCTTCGATTGATTCTATAGCAGATGCAATTGCATCGGGCAGTACTGGTGTTGCAATGCAAGCGTATGCTAAAGCTAGTTTCAACTACTACATGAGTAAGAAAGATGACGAAGGTGTGTTATACATTAATTTAACAACTGAACCGATCAACACTGTTTATTTTAAAGATGCTGAAGAATTAGCAGACAGTACATTACGTTTACATGCCGGCACAGCATACATAACTAGTATTGCTGATGTACGTTTACCATATCCACAAATGGAAATAATTCCAACTACGTTTGGTGCTAATGCCGCAGCCGCAACAGCTAAAAAAGCCGCAACCGCAGAAAAGAAAGCCGCTAAAGCAACTGCTGATGCAATACGTAAACAAATAGATGGGACCACCCCGACTACCGGGATTAGACCAACTGGCGCAGTATCTACTCCTGCAACAGTTATTGACCGTGCTACTCGTCCGGGTTCACAAATATCCGAACATAGGCGAGAAAGACGTTGACATCTAGGTAATTCCGTGTTACAATAGTACTTTAAATAACAACTTAGGGTATATCATGGCAAACAAAATAGCATCAGTTGAACAATACAATATTGATAATTGCGATGCCGCATTTGACGGTAACCGATTTAATTTAATATTAGCTGCAAGTGTACGTGGCCACGAAATTGCAAAAAGTCGTGTAATAGCATCACGTAATGCAGGATCAACCACAGCACAACCTAAGTATGCAAACCTTCCTGTTGTACAAGCATTGCTTGACGTAGAAGCAGGTAAGTACGGTAAAGAATACTTAGATAAAGTTGGTAAAACCAGCAGGTAATAAGTTAGCAGGGCCTTTAGCTCAGTTGGTCAGAGCAGTGGACTCATAATCCATTGGTCGATGGTTCAAGTCCATCAAGGCCCACCAAACATTTCAGGTAAAAAAATGGCAATTCAACTAACAGGTAATTCCGGATGTAAATTAGAATTAACAGTTAATAATAATGTTCCAGTTATAATTAAAAGCAATGGGTCGCAACTCGACTTAGATTACGCCGTATTACAAACACTTGCTAAATTGCAAATTAAAATCCCTGACTATTATTTTATTAGCCCTACTCGGGTAGTAATGCGTTATTTAGATGGTCTTAGTATGGCGGATTATATACAACAAGACAAAGACATACATAAATTAATTGAGTTTTTGTCAACTATATTACATACATTTGAAAAACAATCTATAGTAACAGATATTAGGTTACATATCCAAGAAAAGTTTGAGCAATTAGAACGGTGCAAACTTCCGGGGCTTTTATTTAAATTACACGAATTATACGACCAACTACCAACACACGTGCCATGTGGCATATATCACGGTGACTTAACACTTGAAAATATAATCTATTGGAACGACAATTTTTATCTTATTGATGCTAATCATACTAACCTTAATTCAGTAGCATTTGATTCTGCTAAAATAAGACAAGATACTGAATGTCTGTGGTTTACACGGAACGTAACTATACACAGTGATGTGGCTGATAAGATCAACTATATTAATTCCGCTGTAAAAGATATAAATTCGTATACTAGTAATAATTTTTTATTAATTTTTATGTTACTTCGTGTGATTCCGTATTGTACATCAATGAAAGACCGCAATTTTTTAATTATGCAGATAAATCAATTATGGATTTAGTATTACTAGCCGCAGGCAAAAGCCTTAGATATGCTACTAATAGACCAAAATATTGGTTAACTATGTATGATGGTAGATTCATGATTGAGCATGTTATTGATTTATATGTCGCACAGATTGACTACATCCATGTTGTAATTTTACGTGAGCACGATGAAAAATTTAATGTATCTGCTACACTTAGTAATATATACAATAATATGTCAATCACTGTATTAGATAACCCTAGTAATGGCCCTGCACATTCAGCTGTTGCAGCTATACGTAATATCACAGATCGTGCTATATTCATTAAAGATTGTGATAGCTTGTTTAATACCACATTACCTTGCGGTAATTTTATATGCGTTAAAGATAATCAAACTGACCCAATGTCAAGCTATGTGCATATAAAAAATGATTGTGTTACTAATATTGCTGAAAAAAATCGCATCAGTGACATTGCCTGTGTAGGAGGATATGGCTTTTTAAGTAGTAAACAGTTTGTTGATGCAGTACAGTTAATTCCAGTTGACCACGAAGTATACATCTCGCATGTAATAAATCAAATGTTATCTGCTGAAAACTTTATGCCTGTTACTGTTACTAATTATGTTGATTTGGGTAATTTAACTAAGTTTGTTAAATACAATCGCAACTTTAAAACTATATTTTGTGATATAGATGGTGTAATAATTAAAAACCAATCAGAATTCTTTCCGCCATATTATATAGATGCACCCGAGATATTAACTGAAACATGTAATAAACTTTTAGAATTACAAGGACAAGGTGTCGAACTTATTTTTGTAACTGCTCGCCCGCAAAAATTTTATAATGCAATAGACCAGATGTTGAAAAATATTGGATTTAGTAATTTTAGATTACTAGCAGGCCTACACCATTCTCAACGGATATTAATAAATGATTATGCTACTACTAATCCTGCTCCAAGTGCAATAGCAATCAATTTAGAACGAAATAGTAATGATTTAGGTGATCATATATGAAATTAGCATTACTAACTGATACAGGGATGGCACTGTTAGAGTCGGATAAGGAATCACCAAGCAAACAACTAGCTGACCTAGCACTTCAAATGGATGAAAAAATCCTATTTGACCAATTACCTGTGAAGCTAGTGTGCTTGCTAGTGAATACACCTATTATAAATTATGATAGTATTTTTGTTAAACAATTACACCACAATGGGGTGTATTATATATCAGATGATTATACAGATTCCTTTTATTGTAAGCCACATGTCTTTTCTGTATTGGGTAGTTTATACAAAGTAAATTTTACTCGTCTGAATTTTAAAGAAGTAGACAATGATACACAATTGTTATTAGCAGAAAAAATAATATTTTTAATTAATCGTTTAGGATACGAATTTTATGTCGGCGAAGATTAAAAAACTAGCAGTCCTAATATGTGGTGAACTAAGATCCTGGAACCGAGCATCAGACTATATCTTTGCTTTTGCTGAAGATAACGCACTTCAGGTTGATTACTATTTTGCTACATGGGCAGATACTCGAGATTTTTGGTGGCCAGAGGAACATTCGATTAGTTCAACACGCAAAGTAGATCCTGCTGAGATTACTTCTAAATTCGTAGATAGAAATTTAATAAATTATAAAATAATTAATCAGGCTGTATTACCTAGGCATGATATTACATTTTACTATCAATCGTACTTGGCCAAAATTGCTAATACCTTAAAACGGCGCCACGAATTTGATAATAATTTTGTATACGATCAGGTAATGGAATTGCGCCCTGATCTGTATAAACCACACAGCACAACGTACAATGCAATGGTAATGTGTAACGAGTTTGAATACCTAATAGGGACTATCTATGATAGTGATATAATTTCATTTCCGCAGATAGGTGATTTTTATAATAGGGCTAACTCTTTTACAAACGATGTGATAGGTAATAGATTCTATCATACT